GTTTATAACTCCTTTGTTTACAATGGGTTACATGATAGTAGTGTAACCCCTTATAAAACAACAACTTACAGACCATATTGTTCCTTGTGTTTCAGCCCCCAGTTTGCTATAATAGTAGTATATTTTAAATGAAAAGGAGGTTTGTTATGAGTGTTTGGGATGAAGAATGGGAAGATTATGAATTGGATAAATATGAGTTTGAACAATGGTTGGATTCTATAGAAGGTGAAGGAACTGATAAAGAAAAGTATGATAAAGAAATGGCTAAACAAGAAGTTGAGTATCCTGAAGTTATGGTGCAATCACCAAAATATACAATGACATATAGTAATAATTGAGGTTTGAATGAAAAATTGGTTGATAGATGATTGGAAAAATAATCGGTTTCGTTTGTTTTGCGAAACGATTGGTTCGTTATGTTTTATTAGTATCTATGTTTTAATGGCATGGTATGGTGATGCGGTTTCAATTCTTACAATATTTATTGTACAGATATTTGGCTCATCATTACATATCATTAATGCTTATATGAGAAATAGTGCTAATCTAATTATATTAAATGTAGTGGTGATAACAATAGCAATTTTTGGAATTGGGAGGATGTTTTTATAATGAGTAAACAACTATATGATATTATGAAATGTGCTGATGGTGCAACACGAGCATGTAAATTGGTTGATGGTGCATTGGTTGACCCTTCACTTGAGATTGTGGCTGAACAAGAAAAAGAAGAAGCTAAAGAAAAATCTCGGCCAAAAATCAGTATCCAAGATCGTTTACAGGGTAAAGTGGAAGATTACATTTCCGCAGTAGAGGGACAGGTGGATGAATTTATTGATAGTGATTATAAGATGAAGTATGATGTATATAATCATATGCTAGAGATTGGATGTAAAGCTGCACACGCACGAAAGATGAGGCCGTTCTATGTTGATTGTTATAATGAGCTTGTTGATGTATATAATAAAGATGATGAATATGTATTAGAAGCATGGAGTCACCTGAAACCAAAGTATCATAAAAAGATGATGGACTTCTATGGTATAATCGTTGATGACTTAGATCGTATTATTAAGAACTCTACAGCACAACGCAAACCACGCAAGAAGAAAACATTATCTGCTACAAGACTTGTTAAGGCTTTAAAGTATCAACAAGAATTTACTGGACTTAAATTGGTTAGTGTTAATCCAGAGAAAATTATTGGGGCTAATGAGTTATGGGTTTACAATACCAGATATAAAACATTTGGTGTATACCATGCTGTCAATACAATAAGAGGACTATCTGTTAAGGGTTGCACTATACAACATTTTGATGAAGATACATCAGTCCAGAAAACTGCTAGGAAACCAAAAGACATATTGAGTGTCTTAACTAAACGCTCTTTGAAAAAGCAGTTGAATAATATGAAAACTAAAGAGCAAACTATGACGGGTCGTATTAATGCCCAAACTATACTATTAGGAGTATTCTAAAATGTGGAATAAACTTAAAACATTAATGTTGATAGTTTTAATTTATCTTATGGGTGTATTGATTTTTGTGGATACTGATGGAAAAACTAATTCAGAAATTGTGAAACAAGAATGGAATCGAGTAGCCGAAACAATTAGTGAAGGGTTTGGTGGTGCAATTAATATTGTTGAAGATGATGTTATTCCATTTGTGGATAAACAGATGGAAAAATTGGAAGGTGGAGATCGTTCATTGTTTGGTATAGTTGTTGATAAAACGAAAGAACCATTTTCTGAAGGACTGATGACCGGCAAGATTGAAGAAGATACATTTTTTGTAGAGGAGGAAAAGTGAGCAATAAAGATTTAGTCACAGAAGATTCTGCACAAAAGATGGCTCGTGGTATTGTTAGAAAATTAACAAAAACAAAAGGAGTAGTTATATCTAAAGAAGATACATACAAGTTTAAAACAAGTGCAGTATGTGGTAAGATTGAAAATGATATGCTGGTTGATGTTTTACTAACACCAGACAATTTTGTAACTAGAGTGGAAGGAGTATATTAATGAAAAGAGATACATTGATTAAGAATTTACAAATGAAAGCTATGAGGATTACATTTACGAAAGTAAATGGTGAGGAGCGAGTAATGGATTGTTCGTTACAAGAACATATTATTCCTCCAACAGATTCAAACAATCGTAAAGAGAACGAAGAAGTCTTACCTGTATTTGATATAAATAAAGGTGAGTGGCGTTCATTTCGCATGGATTCTATTACTAATATAGAAGTATTGGAATATCAAGATAATGGGGTAATATGATTTTACTTGATTTCAGTAATATAATTATTGGTAGTATTATGGTGGCATCTAAAGTTCCAGATGAGGAAAGATTTTCTGAGGACTTTATTCGCCATTTGGTGTTGAATAGCATTCGCTCATATAGGACTAAACATAAAGCCAAGTATGGTGAGATGGTTATATGTACAGATCATCTTTCTAGTTGGAGGAAGATAGCTTTTCCATATTATAAGGCTCATAGAAAAGTCCAAAGAGAGAAGCAGAACAAAGAACAAGGTATGGATTGGTCGGCATTATTTGACACAATATCTCGGATTGTAGGAGAACTAAAGACACATTTTCCATACAAAGTGATACAAGTCCCACACGCAGAAGGCGATGATGTGATAGCTGTATTAGCTAAACATGCGAATGATTGTCTAAAAGAGCCATCTTTAATCATTTCTAGTGATAAAGACTTTAACCAGTTGTATAAATATAAGAAGATAAGACAATATTCCCCTATGCGTGGAAAGATGTTGAAGGGAATTAATGCAGCGACTTATTTGAAAGAGCATATTATTCGTGGTGATAAGGGAGATGGCATTCCAAATATCTTATCAGCTGATGATTGTATTGTTGAGGGTGTACGACAAAAACCAATTTCAAAGAAGAAAGTTGCTGTCTGGTTACAACAAGAACGTGAAGATTTTTGTGATAATGGTATGGTACATGGTTGGGATAGAAACCAAGAGTTAATAGATTTTGAGTTTATTCCTCCTCCAATGACACTTGATATTTTGGAACAGTACAATACACAAACAGTTCCAAGTAGAAGTGGATTACTAAATTATTTTGTGAAGCATAGATTGAAAATGTTAATTGAAACTATAGGAGATTTCTGATGGTAACAACAAAGAATATAAATTTACAGACACCTGCATATACAATAACAGTTGGTGAAATTATTGGTGATTTTGAAAAGGCTAAAACAAGAAAAAATAAAAAAGAAGTGTTGGTGAAACATAAAGATATACCAGCTCTTCAGCATCTTTTGCGTGGAACATTTGATCCGAAAGTACAATGGGCAATTACAGAACAACCAGATTATATTAAAGATGTTAAAATGCCAGAAGGAGCAGAACCAAATACTTTATATAATGAGATTCCAAATTGTTCTATTTTTGTAAAAGGTCATTCGGCATCTGCAAAATTGAAACCACAAAGAATGAAAGAACTTTTGATTCAGATATTAGAAAGTTTGGGTGCATCTGAAGCTGCATTGTATATGCAAATGTTGAAAAAAAAATCTAAAGTAAAAGGACTGACTTCTAAATTAGTATTGGAAGTTTGGCCAAATATGTATAAAGAATAGGAGAATAAATATGCCTAGTGTATCCATTCAGTCTGGTGGTGAAGCTTTGCTAACTACAGTTAGTGTAAAGTCAGGAAGAAAAAAACTTTATGAAAATCAGGCTCATGTAGTCGAAGCTTTTAAAGAAAATTATATTAAGGTTGATTTGGTTGATGAGGACGATCATTATTTTAAATTGAATTGGAGTGGAGAAAAGTATGAAGGTAATTTTTTTGGTACAACATTAACTTGTCGATATGATGTGGTTAGAGATTTTAAAACAGATATTTCCTCAGAAATCAGACAAGCTGCTGAAGTTGTTTATGCAACAAAGTCAAAAGGAGGACGGCCGAATCGTTATAAAGAATAGAAGGAGAAATTAATAGTGTACGTTTCAAAAGAAAATCCTGTTGTTCAAGAAGTGAGAAGTTATGAAACAAATTTAGGAAGAGCTTATAAAGAAAATAAAATTGGTCATAAAAGATATTTGAAAACATTTTATCCAACCAAACATCTTATTACAAGATGGTTTAATATATTAAACGAAGAAGTATTTAAGAATGAAATATATCCATTCTATGAAATAGAAATAAAACGAAAGCAAGGCTGTCATGCAGAACATATTCCATTTGAGGAATATAATGGAAAGATATATGCTATTTTATCTATAGCAGATCGTTTTATTAATAAGAATGAGTTTTTATTTACACTTGCACATGAGATGGTTCATCAATGGCAATGGATGCATTTGTATCGTTCAGATCATGGAGAATCATTTTGGAAGTGGAAAAATAGATTATCAAAATTTGAAATACCTTTAGGAGTAAGTATCTAATGCCGATCTATGAATTTGAGTGTAGTGAGTGTACACATGGTTTTGAGCAATTTGAAACTATAGCTAATATTAATAAACCATTAGAAGAAAAGTGTCCTAAGTGTGAACATAAAGGAAGTATTATTCGTCTTATTAGTGGTTCAGAGATTTGTGATCCTGTTTCACTTGGTATAAGAAAAGTTCCTTCTGGTTATAATGAAGTTATTAAAAATATTCAGAAGGCACACCCAGGAAATACTATAGAGGTTCGAGATTGAAAAAAATAATGTTGTGCTTGAGTTTAATAGTTATTATGACGTTAAGAAGTAGTACAGCTATAAGCGGTAATGTACAGTTGAAAAATATAGATGAAGTTTTATTGTATTGTAATAAAAAAGAGTT